ACAAGACCAAGCAACTATAAAATACTTATCTAACGTTAAAGATGCCGAAACTGGTGAAGTTTCAAAACCTTTTACTATCGCTGATAAAAACTATCAAATGGTTAGAGGTATGCATCCTAACGGTGAAGTTGTTATGGCTGTTTATTGTTTAGATGATATGGATGATTTAGGTAATAATATTATTCATAGTATTGAAGAATTTGAACAAAAAATTGCTTTACCAATGAAAGAAAGATTGGAAACTGAAGAATTAAATTCTGAACAAAAACATGATACATACGAAGGTTACAAACATTATTTAGTTAACAAGAAAACCAACGAAGTTAGAAAATTCAAAACTATTGAAGAAATGCTTTCATGTAATAAATTGGATGAAGAAGAGTATATGGGTGTAGGTAATTTCAAAAAATACATGAACGAAAGGTTATTTGGTGGTTCTAGAAGAAAAATGGAATCATTAAATGAAGTAACTCCTACTGGTGAAGAAAGTGATGAAGAAATGAACATCAAAGCTAAAAAATTGATGGACATGATTATGAAGAAAATACCTAGAGGTGTTATCGATACGATTAAAAATCCAGTTGCTCAAAGAGAAGTTATTGCAGCATTTGCTGAAATGATTGGGGTACCTAGAAATGGTTTAAGTAATTTAATTGGTGGATTAAAAGATATTGCTGGACAAACAACTAACGAGAGTGTTATAATTACAAAAAAAGAATTATTAGAATCCGTTGGTAAGAAAAGAAGTGTAATAAAAACATTAAAAGTAAAAGATATAAAATAATGAGCGATTACAGAAAAATAGCTGAAGAAGCATTAAGAAAATCTAAATTGGGTAAACAAGTTGGTAATGTTAAACCACTAAATGAAAGTGTGTTATATCCAGAAGGGTTAACTGAAAGAATGCACCCAGATTTAGAAAATGATTTAAAGGATAGAAAACATTCTTTAGGTAATCATCCAATATTCCCAGAAAGTCAAGATTCAATGTTTGAAGAATCAATTATGGGTGAAAGATTTACAGAAGTTGTTAACAGACTTAAAAGAGCTTTTGAGTGTAGTTCAATTGATAACCAAAAAGTTATGACTGACATGATGCCATTGGTTTATGAAACTATGAACATGGAAACAGAACACAGAAAAGAGTTGGTTGAGTTAGCAGTTAAAATGATTAGAGAAGAGTATAATATGGGTGAGGATGTTGTTGAAATACATGCAGAATTAACCGATAATATCAATATGGTTGGGACAAAAACAAATGCAAAACCAATTAGAGTTGAAACTGAATTTGATAGTCACAACGATATGGTAAACGCAAATAAAGAAGTTTATAAACGTAGATTTCTTAACGCAATGACACAAGGTGCTGCTAAAAAATGTAGCCACATGTTCCACATGGTTGATGATGAGTTAACTGACATTGAACCACGTTTAGCAAACAGATATGCTAAAATGATGGCAGCTGCTGACTATATGTATTATGTTATACCTAAAATGGAAAAAGGTGTAAATGGTGGTGTTGTTAGAGTTCAATTCCCAACTGCTTCAAACCCAAAAGCTGTTATCTATGCACAAGCAATGGTTTTCCCAGTTCTTATTCATGAATTGGTGAAAGGAGTTATGGAGTTATTATCAGCACATGGTTTACCAAAAGATAAAAAAACTGGTGAGTTTGTTATTAATCAAGCTGACTTCTTAGCTGCTGAACCATGGGATATGCGTATGGGGCCAGGTCTTTGGGGTAGATTTACAAACGCTATTGAACCAGATGATTTTGAATTAAAACACCACATATATAGTGAATTAGCTGCTTTACCAGTAGATGAGTTTAATGACAAGATGAGAGAAATAATGGCAAATACTAAACAAGGTAAAACTATTGTAAAAGAAATCGCAAATCAAGTTAGACAAGAACTTACTGAAGATGAATACAATGAAGCTATGAACGAAATTGATGGCTACAATGAAGAAAATTCCGATGGTTATTCTGATGATGAAGGTTTTAATTTTGAAGAGCTTATGGGAGGTTCTGATGAAGATAATTCCGATGATGATTCCGATGATGAAGAAGGGTTTGAATTTGATGAATTATTCTAAAATAAAAACACATAAATATTGAATAAAGGCTCCGTTTGGGGCCTTTGTCATTTAAAATAAACGTTTTTACTTGATTTCAGCATATTTATTAATAAAAACAATAATAATTATGCTGACAGTACAAGAGATATTCAAGGAATACGCAAGGTGTCTTACACAACCAATATATGCTATTGAAACATATTTGGAAACGTTTGATAAAACCCAAGAGGGTTTTGTTCCGTTTAAACTATTTCCTAGACAAAAAGAGATTATTAGCGCATACGAAAAACACAGATTTAACATTGTAACTAAACCTAGACAAGCTGGTGTATCAACTACTACAGCTGCATATATGTCAATAAAAGTTGGTTTTGCTGATAAAGATAACCCAGAAAATATTCTAATCATTGCCAATAAACAAGAGTTAGCTTTTGAGTTCTTGGCAAAGATAAAAGATTTCTTAAACCAATTACCTAGATGGGTTTGGGGACATGAATATTATGGTAACGCTAAAAATGAAGGGAAATCAATATTCCTTACAGATTCTAAGAAAGAAATTAGATTACCTAATGGTAGTCGTGTAAAAGCGGTAGCGACATCGAAAGATGCATTAAGGGGTTTTACACCTACATTCCTTATTATGGATGAGGCCGCTTATATTGATAATGGTGCCGAGGTGTTTGGTGCTGCACTTACAGCGTTAGGTACTGGGGGTAGAGCTACACTTATTTCTACACCAAATGGTATGGATGCGTTATATTACAAAACATACGACCAAGCTAAAAACAAAAAGAATAACTTCAATATCATTGAAATGAAATGGTATGAAGATTTACGTTACAACAAAGATTTAAGATGGCTTAGAGGTGATGATGTTGAGATTGAATATGAATTTACATTTGCTTCTTACAATGCTCGTATAGCTGAAGGTTGGAAACCAACATCTACATGGTATGAACAGATGTGTATGGGTATGAACAACGATGCTAAAATGATTGCTCAAGAGCTTGATGTATCGTTTATTGGTTCTGGGGGTAACGTAATAAACGAAGAGTATATTGAATACCACGAAAAGAATAACGTAAGAGAACCTAAATATACTGCTGGTTTAGAACAAGAAACATGGGTTTGGGAAGAACCACAAGAAGGTCATCAATATATCATGGGAGTTGACGTTTCCAGAGGTGACGGAGAAGATTCATCAACAATCGTTGTAATAGATTTTACAACTATGGAACAAGTAATGGAATACCAAGGTAAAATACAACCAGATTTATTAGCACAAATAGTTGAAGAATATGGTGATTTATACAAAGCCTATACAGTTGTCGATGTAACTGGTGGTATGGGTGTTTCTACTGTATTAAAACTTCTAGAATTTGAATATAAACATTTACATTATGATGATTCAAATGGTAAAATTCTTTCTGCTAGACAAAGAGAATTAACTTCATACAATAAACAAAACAAAATACCAGGTTTCCACGCAACAAATGTGCGTCTACCAATGATTTCAAACCTAGAATATAAAATTAGAACTAACGGTGTTAAGATACGTTCTAGTAGATTGATTTCTGAAATGAAAACATTTATCTACAAAAATGGTAGACCAGACCATATGGAAGGTTATCATGATGATTTACTTATGTCGTTAGGTATGGCATTATGGGTAATGGAACATTCATTTAAAAATCTAGAAAGATTAGAAAAACAAACAAAAGCTATTTTATCTAGTTGGACGACTTCTAATGCAACAACACCAACAACAACGGTGGTTAACCCAGTTACAAAACAAAGAGAAACTAAAATAAATCCAAATCACGCTGCGTATAGAAATGTACAAGACCCTAAAGGTGAATACGCATGGTTATTTGGAAGAATGAGATAAAACTATTTAACATGGCAACAAACAAAAAAGTCTTCATAAATAAAAACGTTGGTTCTACTGTATACAAGTGGTCACCATCGCCTAATGACTTTAGCAATAAAACAAATAGAGCTAGTAATCAAAACGTTAAAGATTATTGTAACGCTACTGCTGGTTCACAAGGTGAAGATTGGATAACAAGATATGTTTATGATGATGTGTTGATAGATTATCAACAAGCTAGAATCGCATATGTTGAGTGTGATTATGTTCAATAACTCTTTAATTTAAAAATTTAAACCTTATATTTTAATAAAAATAAAAAATGGCTAAACAAAATTTAACAATATTTCAAAGGTTAGGACAAGTAATTAGTCCAGATGGTATTAAACCAAAAAAACAACCTTCAGTTCAAAGATATAACATCGGTAACGGTGAGTTATTAAAAACTGACAACAAAGCTGATTATGAAACAGCTAAATTACAAGCACAACAAAACAAATACTTAGGTCAAGTTTGGAAAAAAGTTGAAAGTGGATTGTTCCAACAATCTATCAACTATGAAACAACTCGTATTGGTTCGTATTCTGACTTTGAAGCAATGGAATTCTACCCTACAATAGCAGCTGCATTAGATGTTATGATGGAAGAGTCAACTACGCTTAATAACCAAGGTAAAATGCTTAATATCTATTCTGATAGTAAACGAGTTAAAACCATATTGGAAGATTTATTCTTCAACAGATTAGATTTCCATACATCATGTCCAATGTGGACTAGAAATACATGTAAGTATGGTGATAACTTTGTTTTCCTTCATATTGATGGTTCAAATGGTATTATTGGTGCTAAACAAATGCCTAACTATGAAATGGAAAGAAGAGAGAGTGGGTTATTTGATATGATTAGTGGTCGAGAATTAAACACACCAGAAGTTTCTGCTGGTGATAAAGTTAAATTCTTTTGGAGAGGTCGTGATATTGAATTTAACTCATGGCAAATTGCTCACTTCCGTTTGTTGGGTGATGATAGACGTTTACCTTACGGTACATCTGTACTAGAAAAAGCTAGACGTATTTGGAAACAACTTATATTGTCTGAAGACTCAATGCTTGTATATCGTGTTACAAGAGCACCAGAAAGACGTGTTTACAAAGTATTCGTTGGTAATATGGATGATAAAGACGTTGATGCTTATGTTGATAAAATTGCCAATAACTTTAAAAGGGTTAATATGGTTAATAATGATAACGGTAATCAGGATACACGTTATAACGCATTAGCTGTTGATCAGGATTATTTTATCCCTGTTAGAGACCCAAGCCTTGCGATGCCAATTGAGACGCTTCCTGGGGCTCAAAACTTATCAGAAATAGCTGACATCGAA